GCTTTGTAGACAGGTACCCGCCCTCCTGACGTTGCATAGACTACAAGGCGAATCCTTATGCAAAGGGTATAGAAATGGCATCGACTACATTTTCAGGTCCAGTGACTTCAACTGCTGGCTTTATCGGCGACATCGTCGTCCCAACTTACACAGTAGCAAACGCACCTTCAGCTTCAGCCGCTGGCGCAGGTACTGTTGTATTTGTTTCAAATGGCGCAGGCGGTTCTGCAATCTTGGCTTTCTCTGACGGAACAAACTGGAAGCGTTCTGACACAGGCGGCACAATAGCAGCGTCATAAGAGGTGATCTATGAGTAGATTTGCACCTCCCACCGAAGAAGAACTAGCGGCTCGAGGAATCAAGCCCGCTCAAGTTCGCGCTCGTAATAAAAACGGAACTCTCAAAGCAGATGATCCCTCCACTCCTGATATTAATGAGGCGTGGGAGGATGCCCCTGTAAAGAAAAAACGCGGGCGTCCCGCGAAAGCAAAGGAATAAATCATGGCAGGTTCTGATGTAAGAACAAAAAGATTGACCGCAACAGGGTCTGCGGCTGTAGGTCCTGCGCGTATTAGACAAATTCAGGTAAAAACCACTACAGGTAGCCCTCGTCTTACATTCACAGACGGCAATGGTGGCACAACTGTTTTGGACATGGATTTAGATGCGTCAGACACTCATTCGGTAAATATTCCAGACGAGGGTATGCGTGTAAGTGATATTTATATATCAACTTTTACTGCATGTACTTCGGTAACTGTATTTTACAGCTAAAGGAGCGCAGTCATGGCAGGGTCTGACATACGAGCAAAAACTTTAACATCCAGCGGCGTAGTTTCTGAGGGTCCCGCTAGATTAGTTGCAGTTCATTACATGGGCCACACCTCTACAGGCGTTATTGCGTTTAAAAACGGGGGTTCTGGTGGAACAACCGTTTTTACGTTACACGTAAAATCTAATGACTCTGGTGATTTAACCATACCTGAAGAAGGGGTTAAGTTTGATGCTGGTATATATGTTGATTTTACAAATGTTACTAGCGCGGCATTTTTTTACAAGTGAGGATTCATGGCAACAACTAAAAATGTAACTAGAACCCCGTCGGGTCGCATAAAGTATAGGGGTGAAACTTTTGCAGGGTACAATAAGCCAAAGAGAACACCCGGAAAATCAAAGAAAAGTGCGGTTTTGGCCAAAAAAGGCTCTGAAATTAAACTTGTTCGGTTTGGGGACCAAAAAATGTCCATCAAAAAAGATCAACCGGGACGTAGAAAAAACTTTAGAGCGCGTCACTCGTGTGACACCGCAAAAGATAAATTTAGTGCCAGATACTGGTCTTGCAAAGCGTGGTAACGAAAAAATGAAGGTCGTAGATGTTTTAAGTAAACTAGAAAAACATGAAGCGGAGTGTAATCTTCGTTATCAACGTATTGAAGAAAAGCTAACTGAAAACAAAAGTGCTTTAAAAGCGTTTGATGTGAAACTTTGGGGTCTAGCTGTTTTAATTTTAATTGCACCTTTTGTAGGAAAGTTAATGGGGTAGAACTATGTCTTATTCGCGTAAATCAAAGAAATCCGCGCCAAAAAGTAAAGGGAGTAAGATTTGCCCCAAAGGAAAAGCTTGGGCGGAACGCACTTTTGACACGTATCCAAGCGCGTATGCGAATATGGCGGCCTCAAAATATTGTAAAGACCCTAATTACGCTAAGAAGAGTAAAGGGAAAAAGTAATAATGGGAAAATTAAAGGACTGGGTAAATGAAGATTGGGTCAGAATTGATAGCCAAGGTAACATTGCAGGTAAGTGCGGTACTTCTAAAAATAAAAAGAACCCTGACCGATGTTTGCCTCGGGCTAAAGCGGAAAGTCTCAGCAAGTCTGAAAGGGCTTCGACTGCGCGCAAAAAAAAGCGTGAAGGTTCTAAAGGTAAGCAAGTGGTTTCCAACACAAAGGCGGCCAAAGTGAGAAAAATGAGGCTCGGTGGAGAAGTAACAAAGCCTAAACGAAAATTTAACGGCAAATCCGTCCCCGGAACAGCCGTGGCTCGTGGGTGCGGTGCAATTATGAGCGAAAGACGAAAAAGAACCAAGGGATCGGTTACACAATCATGACTATAGCTTTAGAGGGTAGCATTCAAAAAGAAATTAGGCGTTGGTCTAAAGAGGTGTTGGAAATACCCAGCCCTCACTTTAATGGCGTTCCTCCTTGTCCTTATGCTCGCCAAGCGTGGGCGGAAGATAAGGTAGCTATCTTATTTAAACATGAAGAAAACTACCAAAGTTTGTATTCTTGTATATCTCAATTTGACGACAAATTTGAATTAGCTATATTAGCGGACCTGTCTAACGATAAGCCCCCGGAAGCTTTTCACGAGTATTTAGATGACTTAAACGAATTTATTTCTACTGGGGCGTTTATCGACAAAGACATCTGGTTAATGGGCTTTCATCCAGATGATGAACAAAACGAATTTGTGGAAGAAACAGAGTTTGAAGCAGAGACGGACACGCCTTATGCTATGATTTTTATACAAAGATTGTCTAAATTGCAGGAATCGGCAGACAAGTTGGACAAAAAGGGTTATTATGGTATTTATGATCCTGAGTACAATGCACTCGAAATCTACGAAAAACGTAAAAAATTTTACAGGAGATTAAAAAATGGCGATGAAACCTCGTAAAGTAAAGAAAATGCGCAAAGGCGGCATGGTTAAAAAAATGCGTAGCGGCGGCATGGTTAAAAAAATGCGCGGCGGCGGCATGGTTAAGAAAATGCGTCGAGGCGGAGCAGTAAAGAAGAAGTAAAATGACAGTTTCTGGAAGCAAAGATTTTGAACTAGACGTTGCTGACTACGTTGAAGAAGCGTTTGAGCGTTGCGGACTAGAGGTGCGCACCGGTTACGACCTTAAAACGGCTAAAAGGTCTTTAAATCTTATGCTTGCAGATTGGGCTAACCGCGGATTGAACCAATGGACAATCAAGCAACGCACCATTACTACTGTAGCTGGAGATGGAGATTATGATCTATCTAAAGATGTAATAGACATACTTTCGGTTGTTGTGAAACGCAACGGCACTGATTATTCTCTACAACGGTTAAGCCGAGATGGCTTTTTAAGTATCCCGAATAAATCTACTCAAAGCCGCGTCAATCAGTTTTTCTTAGATCGGCAGGTCACGCCTGTTTTGAAGCTGTGGCCCGTACCAGACAACGGCACTGATGTAATTTATTACGATGCACTTACTCGCATGGATGATGCGGACATTTACACCAACACAATGGACATGCCTTTCAGGTTTTACCCTTGTCTAGCCGCGGGTTTAGCGTATTATATAGCATTAAAACGCGCACCCAACCGTATTCAGCTACTCAAATCAGTGTATGAAGAAGAGTTTGATCGTGCGGCAACCGAAGATCGAGACCGATCTTCTTTTAACGTCGTACCAAAATACGACAATTACAGGGTGGGGTAATGTCTAAGTTCGCATCTGGTAAAAATTCATGGGCTATATCTGACCGTTCTGGGCAACGATACAAGTATCGTTTAATGCGCCGGGAATGGAATGGTCTTCTTGTCGGCCCTGACGAGTTTGAACCTAAACATCCGCAACTTGGTCCTTTTAGAAAAGTTGTGGACCCAGAAGCGTTGCAAAACGCACGACCCGATCGAATAGAGCCTATGGATGTTTATGTTGGACTTCCTTTAATTGAAAACCCTAACTTACGCCCTGCTACAGGGTTTGGACAAGTTGGAATAGTGACGGTGGTGACATGAGCTTTACATATGCGCAACTAAAACAAGCTGTTCAGGATTACACGGAAAACGATGAAACAACGTTTGTAAGTAATTTACCCTTATTTATTCGTCAAGCAGAAGAACGTATTCTTAAAAACGTGCAGTTAAGTTTTTTTAAAAAAAATGTTACCGGCGGAATGACGGCTTCAAACAAGTATTTAGCCTGTCCTAGCGATTATTTGGCACCTTTTGCCCTTTCTTTTGTAGATTCTGACGGAGATCACGTATTTTTAGACTTTAAAGACGTGGATTTTGTACAATCTTTTAATCCAGATGCCTCGAC